ATAACTGCAACTCAGTACCATAAGGTCTGTAATCAAAACTAGTTGCTACTGCACCTTTTTCAAACTGAACATTACCAATTGTCCAAGTCAATCCCGCTGTTAATGCCCCTACGGTAAACACAATTTGTATTCCTGTTGTAGCTGCCGCAGGAACGCTAATATTTGTAGAAAAATTGGTGACCGTTGAGCTAACTGTAAATGTACCTGTTGCAATCTGAGTAACAGTAGGACTTGCCAATGTGCCAAATGTGTCTGCTGTTGTTGTTGCGTAATATGCTGTCCATGTAACAGATGTTAATGTTGCTGATATAGCCAAATCTGCCGACAATGTGCAAGTAGAACCCGCCAAATCATAGCAATTCTTTTGCTCAATACGTTGACCAAATCCAACTGCGGTAACAGATGCAGCACCTGTAAATCTATATCTGTTTTGCGTAACTGATGGCGATGTATTACCAGCAATTTGTTGACCTGTGACGTTTGCACCTGTGCAATATCCATACCATCTGTCAACAGAATAGGCTAAAGCAGCGCCAGCAGTAAATGTTTGAGCAGCGCCAGAATTTCGCTGATCAATCATCATCAAACCATTTATAAGACGATTCTTAAATTCTCTAAGACCTGATGTTCCAGTAATAGCATTTACATAAGCAGTTGTAGCAACCTTGGTGCTGTTATCACCAGCAGATTGTGTTGTGGCTACTGCGCCAGAGTTAATAGTTGTTGTAACTGTTGCTGCACTACCAGTTGTATTTTGATTAAGAGTAGGGAATGTGCAATTAGTTAAAGTACCGCTTGATGGAGTACCTAAAGCACCGCCATTATACAACAATGTTGCATTGGAATTTGGAAGTGTGTAAGTCTTTTCTGCTGTAGTTGCACCAGTAAACTTAGTAAAGCCATTACCAGTACCACCATAAGTAGATGCAATGATTTGAGTTAATGCAGCAGAGCCATCAAAATTGTTTCCATAAATTGCTCTTGGTGTTGTTAATGTTGCGGCAGAACCTGTTGTATTTTGATTTAGCGTAGGAATATCAGCCGCAACAATTGCTCTGAATGTTGGCGCACCAGAAGACCCATTAGGTGCGGCTAAGACATAGTTTGCGGTCTTAGACGCATAAGGATTTAATGTATCTCCATACCCACTAGCCAGAGCCAAAGAAATAGACCCTGCACCATTGGTAACAGAAATACCCGTTCCAGCAGTCAGATTTGCTTTTTCCCACAATGAAGTGGTTGCGTTATAGATGATTGTCTGACCGTTGCTAGGAGATTGAGCCGATACATTATGAATCTCATCCAACTCATAACCATTCTGCACTTTGACAAACAATTTACCTTGAGTCGGATGAGCATGTTCAACAACAGCAACATAAACCAAATGTGTAGGGGCATAAGTTTTAGTGGCAGTCAAAGTTCCTGCTGTAGTACCACTTAAATACAGTTGTGCGCCATCTGTATATGCAGATGTATCCATATTGGCAATTAAACCAATTACAGTTACATATCCATTAGTATTATTTGCCAAATCAGCAGTCATCAAGCCCAATGTTTGAGCAGAAGTAGCATCGCTTGTAGCCAATGCTTTGCTAACAGTAGGAATTTGACCAGTTGCACCTGAAATATAAACAGCAGTACCTTTTGTTAAAGTTGCGCCTGTTGTATTTCGCACTTGACAAATAACATTGGTTGTTGATGCTGCAACAGCAACACTCAAATCAGCATTTGAGCCAGTAGTTGTAACTGTAACGCTACCATCAGTCGAAGTAATGGTTTGCAATGTTTCTGATTGGTCAATTTTTTGCCAAACAGTGCCATTAAACAACAACCAATCGCCAATTTGCCAATCAGTTATGCCGTTTAGGTTGGTAGAGCCAGCAGTTGCAACAATGTAGTAGTAGCCATTTGTTCCAACGCTAGATGTCAGAGTAGGACTGTTAGTAGATGCATTCCAAGTACCTTGATAACTCAATCCACCAGCAACAGAAGCCCATGAAGTGCTTGTTCCATTAGTAGTTAAGAACTTTCCTGAGTTCCCTGTCTGACTAGGAATCAGATTTGTAATCTGAGTCTGTAAGGAGGCTAGAGTATCAAGTACAGACTGAGAAGTACCGCCACCGTTAGTGATGACTTTGATGGATTCTGCAAGATCAGGAGCAACAACCTCACCAACATTGAGTTCAATACCAGTAGACAGTGTAATGACAAGGCTACCATCAAAATCAATGCGAGCATTGGTAACAGACACACCATCAGCGCCATCCACTCCATCACGCCCATCTCTGCCGCTGTCACCTTTATCACCCTTTGCGCCATCTCGACCTGCTTTACCGTCTTTTCCATCTTTACCATCCTTGCCGTCAATACCATCACGACCATCTTTGATGGATGAAACACGTTTTTCAATGGCATTGCCCACTGAATCAAAGCGTTCACGAATATCAGACTCAATTTTCTTCAGCGCCTGAACAACTAAATCAACATTTTCACCAATCTTGCGCTTTTGCACCTCTCTGGCATCAGCAACAGATTGTTTAACAGAATCCAAAACAGCCATTTGCTGCTCTGGAGTCATGTTTTTGAGGATTAGCTCCTTGGCTAGGCTTTCGACATCCATCATTCACCTTTGGGTTGGGTTGCGCCTAGAGATTTTGACAACTGATCAAGGAAATCCTGTTCCATGCCGTGAACTTTATTGTTTTTATCAGCCATTTGCAACTCAACAATCTTGGATTTGTTCTTAATATCAGCTTCTTTGAGCATCAATTCAGCAATCTTAACCCTTTTATCGAATTCTTTTGAGGCTTGATCGTCCTGATTTGGCAGATTCTTAGTCATTGCTGCCATGTTTTTACTCTGTACTTCTTGAGGCATTAACTGAGCTTCAACCATCAATTTAGTGGCTTCTGCACGATTTTGCTCTGCTTGAGTAGTATTTACAGAAATCTGTGCCTGTGCTGCTTGCATAGCCAACTGTTGCTGCATTTGTTGCATCTGTTGTGCTTCAGGATTTGGTTGCATCATCTCATCCAACTTGGCAATCAATTCCATCCTGTTGGACAAGCTACTGTTTCCTATAATTCCTTTGAGCAAAATAGGCAAAACGGGGGTATTTGCACCCAAAGTCTGCAACAAACCAATGAACTGCTGTTGCTCATACTCACGAGCAATGATGCCAAGGGTTGCAGTCGGAATGAAGTTCATGTCAACAGAGGGATAACGCTCTGGATCAAACTGCATATAGCGGAATGCGGCTTTCTTGATAAACGGCACAAGGAAATCTTCTTGGAAATTCACCAAAGTGCGCTTGTACTTCTTGATGATGGATGCCACAGCCATTGACATACCAGCACCATCACGGGCAGACTGAGTAACCATGCCCTGCGAGTCAAGAGTACCAGTTGCTTGCAACAACATACGCTCGAAAGTCTGAGCAGTTGAAATATTATTTTGATCTGTCTGACCGAACTTAAATGGGAACAAAATCTCGCTAGGAGTGCCATTTGTCATGATGGCTTTTCCGGGCTTTACTTCAAACTTAGCGCCACGAGGCAAGCGAGTTGCATCCATTGCAATCATTGGACTTGTAGTCAGTGCCAATGAATCTAAGTGACTACGGATTTGAGCATCCATAGCCTTTTGCATATTGTAGGCTTTCTCAACCGTACCACGACCCAACAGACGATTAGGTACTGTGTCATCTTGATAACTGACAATTGGCCTGTCTTTCATCATGTACGGACTTTCTTCTGCTTTCAACAAAAGTCCGTCATTGGCAATCACAACGATTGCTTCTACCAAATCTTGATAGTCTTCAGCCTCAGAACTCTCAGGGAACAACTCGACAATATCTTTGTTCTCTTTGAGGTTGTTCAGATACTCACGAGGAACAAGACCGTAGTAGGTTAACAACTTAACCTTTTGATCTTGGAACATCTGAATTTCTTGAGTTGGCTCAAGGTCTTCATCAGATGCCATTACGCCAATGTCTACCTTACGGTAAACACCAGACTCAATGCCAGCCACAATCTTGTGAATAGAGATGAACTTCTCAACAGCCACACCCATGCAGTCATCAATGGCTGTACCGTTAGGATCAAACAAGAAGTTCTTGGGATTGATAGGCATGATCTTGACCGCAATGCGATCTCTTTCCAACACGCCAATAGCCGCCTGTCCCTCTTGATTGGGAATCGGCTTTGTCATTGGAATATATTCTTTTTCCGTTTTGACAACGATCTCACCGATACCAGTTCCATAGATTTCAGCCATCAACTCAATCTGGTCGATAGCTTTTCTGATCTTGTCTTTCTTAAAGTCTTCCATCAATTGACTCTTGATCATCTCGACATCAATGGGGTTTCCATTGACATCTTGGATGTTGTCATCAATATCGAAGAAGTCGCCTTGACCAAAGATAGCTTCCATGATCTCAGCATGGCGAGTCTCAACTGCTTGCTGAGTAGCAGGAGTTACGATACGGCTACGTTCTGATTCACGGGTCTTGTCATCATCAGCCCATTGACCACGGAAGATACGTTCATATTCTTCCCAATCGCTTAGGAAGTTGGTGTCACGATAGTTGCGCCAGCGATCACAATGGTCAACAACAAAGGCGGTTAATTCTTTGTCAGCCTCTGTTGGTTCGTAAAATTCATTTTGGTCAAGTTTGTCTGTTGCCATTTAAAACCCCGCAATTATGTCCATTGGTTGCCAATCATCAGAGTCATCTTCCTCAAAATAGGAAGTAACAGCCAGTTGGTCAATATAAGAAAGGGCATCAGGCAAGTCATCATGCACACCTTGGGCGGGGAACATCAAGAGTTGATCCTTGAATTCGTCCCAATCCTCCTTGGAGTTCAGCACAATACGTCCATGCTCAAATCGTCCCTGAAGTGACCAAATGATACGGTCGGTTTTTTTGCGATTGCCGTGGGTCAAGTCAACTATATGGGAATATACATTATTTTTACGCATTAAGTCACTTAAATAAGGCAAAACTGCGTTTTTTAATGCTCCACGCTCAATTCCTATTGCCAAAGGACGGTAATCTCGCATGGCTTTCAGGATGTTGACAGCCGTAGTCCTGATGTCCCACCGACCATATTCGATCTTGGTGACGAACCATTTACCCTCATCTGTGACCTTAACTACCGCAATGGCAGTTTGATCTAGCCTTTTCTTGGAGTTCGCAGCTTGTTTAGCCACTTCTTCAAATCCTGCCAAATCGACAGCAATATAGTACGAGCCATATTCTGGTTCTTCTCCATATTTAAGCCATTCTTCCTTGAAAACATCCGACCC